CATTTACAGAATATGTAAGTAGTTTAAAATTACAAATGGCACGTAAAAAACAAAGGAAATTAAATGGTTGAACCAAGTGATAACTTACAAGCAGTATTTGAACGAGCAATTGACACTGCTAAAAAACTACATCACGAATACTTAACAATAGAGCATTTACTTTATGCTATGCTATTGGATGAAGGGTTTGCCAATAGTATTAACAGTTTCGGAGCAAAGTCTGGAGACATGCTAACTGATCTCCAAGACTACTTAGATAATAAATGTGCTGAAATTACAGTACCAGACGTAGTAGTTAAACCTAAAAAGACACAAGCAGTTGAGCGTGTGCTCAACCGTGCGTTTACACAAGTCTTGTTTAATGGGCGTCAGCGCATTGAACCGTCGGATGTGTTTCTTGCTATGATTGGTGAGAAGCGTAGCTGGGCACAATTTTACATACAAAAATCTAATATTGATAAAGATAAATTTAATGACTTCCTCAATAATAATGTTGAAGAAGTTGAAGAAGAAGGACCAGGCGGAGCTCAAGGAGATCGTGCTCTAGCGGCATTTACCAGCAACCTAAATGATATGGTTGTTAAGAAGAAAGTTGATCCAGTTATTGGTCGAGTAGACGAGCTAGAAAATATTGCCTTAGCATTAGGTCGTCGTAGTAAAAACAACGTAATCCTTGTAGGAGATCCTGGTGTAGGCAAGACGGCTATAGCCGAAGGTTTAGCATACAACATAGTACAGGGCGCAGTCCCAGATTTCCTCAAGGACTACAAAGTCTATAGTTTAGATATTTCAGCTATGTTAGCTGGTTCTAAATATCGCGGTGACTTTGAAGAACGGTTCAAACAAGTTATTAAAGCACTACAAAAGAAAGGTAAGACTGTCTTGTTCATCGATGAGGCACATATGATTAGTGGTGCTGGTTCAGCAAGTAACTCAGCAAACGACCTTGCTAACATGATGAAGCCTGCTTTGAGTAAAGGCAATATCAAAGTTGTAGCTTCAACTACATGGGAAGAATATCGTAAACACTTTGAAAAAGATCGTGCGTTAATGCGGCGATTCCAACGTATTACTGTTGACGAGCCTACACAAGAAATGAGTGTTAGTATTCTACAAGGTATTAAGAAATACTACGAAACATTCCACAATGTTAAGATTCGCAACGATGCTATTCAAGCGGCTGTTAAGTTGTCGGTCAAATATCAAACAGATAAGAAATTGCCAGATAAGGCCATTGACTTGATTGACGTTGCCTGTAGTCGTTTCAATTTGAAACTAGCAGACGACCGTGTAATTGGCGAACGTGAAATTCAATACGAACTTGCCAAGATGATTCAGATGCCTGAAGAAAAGATCATGGAAACTGAGTCTAGCAATCTTGCCACACTACAAGATAATTTACAAGCAGAAGTCTTTGGACAAGATCTTGCTTTAACTGAAGTTGTAGATAAGATCATGGTAGCACAAGCAGGATTGAAATCTGAAAACAAACCTATTGGATCGTTTGTATTCATGGGGCCTACTGGTTGCGGTAAGACCGAAACTGCCAAGTCGCTGGCCAAGCACTTGGGTGTCAAACTACTACGTTTTGACATGTCAGAATACCAGGAGAAGCATAGCATCTCTAAGCTAATCGGTAGCCCTCCGGGTTATGTAGGATTCGAAGAGAATGCCGGATTGTTGATTACACAGATCCAAGAGAACCCAAATGCTGTATTGTTATTTGACGAAGTAGAAAAATCACATCCTGATGTAACAACTGTGTTGCTACAAATGATGGACAACGGTTTTATTACAGGAAGCAATGGCAAGAAAGCAGATTGCCGTAACTTGATTCTTATTCTAACTACTAATGCCGGTGCGGCTGATGCTGAAAAGAATGTAATTGGGTTTGGTACACAGGAAAAAGACTACAGTGATAAAGACATTAAAAAGTTCTTTACTCCTGAATTCCGTAATCGTTTAGATGGCATTATGACATTTAACAAACTGGGCAAAGAGTCTATGACTAAAGTTGTTAACAAGTTTATTGACGAATTGCGTGGACAAGTTAAAGAAAAGAGTGTTAAGATTAAACTAGATAAGGAAAGTACTAATTGGCTTATTGCTAAAGGATTTGATCCTAAGATGGGTGCTCGTCCGCTACAACGTGTAATTGATAAAGAAATTAAACGTCCTATGGCTAAGATGATGCTGTTTGGTGATTTAAAGAACGGCGGATCGCTTGCTATTACAGTAGCAGATGATAAGTTGGTCTTGATTGCCACACCTAAGGAATCTAAACTTCCATTATTATCAGATAGCACAGTAAGTTTAGTACAAGTACAAGATGCTGTATAAGATTACTAGGAGTTTATTTAAAGGACAATATCAGTACAAAATTGTACTGGTAAGTCCGGGTGCTAGTGCTTTTCGCGATGGCGATATATCTGCTACTCTAGAAACTCTTAAAAAAATAGATCTTAATAATCAGTCAAGATACAAGTCCCCGGCGCATCATTTTAAAAGCCAAGAAGATTTGGATTATGCTTTTAAATTGTCCGGGGCTTTGAGTACTATGTCGGACTTTGAAGTACGCATAGAAAGCCCTTGGATTACAATATATTCCAATAGCAAATCTAATATAGACACGCTGATAAACTTGGATAACACCAAGGTAAAGTACGTTTGCCAGCCGGGCAATAATACTAGTCTTGCTACTGGTACCGTAGTTATGCCCAAGATGGACTACGATTATCGCATTACACTGGGCAAAACTACAGCACCAAATCCAGCATTTGTAGAGTGGGCCGACTCTAATAAAAAGGTAAAACTTACTAAAAGTTGTATAAGAGACTTGGGAAAAGTGCGTAGTTGGGGCGGTACACACTTTTATATTACCGGAGATAACAATCTGCTTATGGCTAAAATGCACTTGGGCGGAAGTATATCTAAAATAGAGCGCATCGTTAAAAGCTAAAGCGATAAATACTCTAACCGCAGAGTTTTCTGCTGATTTATTATTTTGGGCTTAATATGCGTATACAGGACTTATTAGAAGATAGACATTTCGATGATACAAAATTTGTAGTTCACAAGAACGGCAAACGTGAAATCGACTTTGATTTAGCCGAAGATCTTTCTCATTTTATGCATAACGATGATTATGCTTATAGACGTCATCTTTATCCAGCTATAGCTCGCTGTATAGACAGTATGGATAGAAATAAAAAAGTTGAACATAAAGTATTTTTACCAGCTGTTAAACACAGTTTTAAAATGTATGTAGAGAAGTTTCCTATCAGAGAATTACCAGACGATTTAGAGGAAGATACCTTAAATGAAGTTTGTAAAAAATTACATACTGAAACTTTAAAGCATATCCAAGACGGCGTATATAAGGATTAATCGTGCGTTTACGCGAACTATTCCTTTACGAAGCAAAATCAAAACCAGCTAGCACAGACGATAGCATGGAAAAATACGGCCGCCCATTTAATCACCCTGAACACTTTGTATTTTTTAAAGGTGCCGCTGGAACATTAGAAGCACTTAATCATTTTAAAGAAATTGTTGAGGAAAAAGCAGGCAAGACTACAGTCCGTCGTAAATGGGATGGCAACCCTCAAGTTTATTGGGGTAGAGAAGTTAAAAATGGTCCTTTGATTTTAGTAGGACATAACCAGTGGAGCAGGGGTGTTAAAAGTGATAACCCACATGCGGTATATGACTTTATTGTAAATCAAAGTGGAAAAACAAAGACACCCGAAGACTTTGAAAAACGTAAACAGTTTGCTACTAACTTTAGTAATTTATATCCATTGTTCGATGCCGCTACTCCTAAAGACTTTGTTGGGTTTGTATATGCTGACAATTTGTTTGGTGTCGAGCCGGATAGACCAAAAACTTTAGCAGAACCAACAGAGGATTATCCAGGTGGTGTATGGGAATTTAGTCCTAACCCATTAAGCAATACAACATATCACGTAGACGCCCAAAGCGACTTAGGAATTCGAATAAGTAAAGCA